GTTAACGCTGTTATGGGGGCTGCTCAGAGCCGGGTAGAGCTTATAGCCCGCAACTTTGCGGAAACTGGCGTTAAAGATTTAATGACTACTATCTATGAATTGCTGCACAAAAATCAAGACAAGAAAAGAGTTGTTATGTTGCGCAATGAGTGGGTGCCCGTACGTCCAGACGTATGGCGCGACAAGTATGATTGTACTGTTTCTGTAGCGCTGGGTAGCGGTAGCAAAGACCAGCAGATGATGCACCTTAGTCAGATGTTACAGTTTGCCGGTGAGTCGTTAAAAGGCGGTCTACCAATTGTTAATGAACAGAACATGTACAACTTATCTGCGGCTCTTGTTAGGACTATGGGATTCCAGAATGTAGATGACTTCTTGACCAACCCTGCTGATCAGCCTCCTCCCGCACCTGGCGGCGAGCAAGATCCACAGGCTATGGCAAAGCAACAGATGCAGCAGATGGAAATGCAAATAAAGCAAAAAGAGCTAGAGATAAAAGCGGCAGATGTTCAGGTAAAAATGCAGAAGATAAATCAAGAGGCTCAAAAAGACGCGGTTGACGCCAAGTTAAAAATGGAAGAATTAAAACTTGAGCGTGAACAAAATAGAGCCGTAGCAATAGGAGCAACATAATCGACGAATTTAGGGAGGAGCGTGCCAAACGTATACTAGAAGATCCTCTGTTTATAGAGGCGTTTGACGCGGTAAAGAAAGATTTAATGAACAGCTGGAGTTCTAGCGGTTCGACAGAATTAGAAGCCAGGGAATCTATCTGGTTAGCTATAAGACTGCTTGACAGAATTCATGGTCATCTACAGTCCATAATTGAAACTGGACACATGGCCAAGATGATGGAAAAGCAACACCCATTTATTTAAGAGGATTATATTATGGCGGATACGCAGCAGCAAGCCCCGCACCCGGCAGCAATGCCGACCACCGCGCCAAGTGGAAGTGTCACAGCAGCGCAAGAGGCGATACTTGGACTTCTAGCCCCTGAAGAGGAAAAGCCAGAACAAGAGGAAGCCCAACCTACTGATGTTGAAGAGTCTCAACCTGAAGAGGAAGACGAATCATTTGAAGAGGATCAGCTTGATGAGTCTGAAGAAGACGAAGAAAGCGAAGAGTCTGAAGAGGAGTACGAAGACGATGAAGAGTCTGAAGAGCCCGAGGAGACAACCCTATATACCGTAAAGGTAAACGGGGAGGATGCAGAGGTTACGGAAGAAGAGCTAATCAAGGGGTATTCCAGACACTCAGACTACACCAAGAAAACGCAAGAGTTAGCGGAGGAGCGAAGAAATATTGAGGCCGCTCAGGCTCAATATCAATCAGAACTAGCCTCCATGCAACAGGAGCGTCAGCAATACGTCGAGGCAGTAAGCCAGACAATTCAAAACTCGATGGTTGGTTTGCAACAGTATAGCGATATAGATTGGCCTTCTTTAAAAGAGCAAGACCCGATCGAATACATTACTAAGCGCGATGAGTATCGAGAGATACAGGAAAACGTGCGTGCTAATCAGCATAAGGTCCAAGTAGAACAGCAGAAATTCGCGAATGAACAAAAGCAGGAGCGAGATCATATGTTGCGTGAAGAGCACGTAAAGTTACTCGAAAAGATGCCAGAGTGGGGTGAGCCCACAGAGCAGAAACGATTAGCCAAAGAGCTTAGAAATTACGCAACCGCCCAAGGCTTCTTAGAAGAAGAAGTAAATAACTTGATTGATCATAGATCTTTAGTCGTTCTTTCTAAAGCGTTAAAATATGACGCTTTACAGAAAGCCGACGTAAAGTCTAAAAAAGTCAAAAACAAGCCACGGGTTGTTCGAGCGGGACAGGGATCGGGTAAGAGCGCGGCAACCAAGTCTAAACGTACTGCACAAATGAAACGGCTTCGAGGGTCTGGTCATATCGACGATGCGTCCACGCTCTTAGAGGATTTTGTAGACATTTAACTAAGGAGGAAATGCTATGGCAGTTCCCGCAAATACTAGGCAAATCTACGGTGCAATCGGTATCCGTGAAGACCTAAGCAATATTATCTATAATATTAGTCCATCTGACACTCCATTTATGAGTGGTGCTGGACGGGGCTCGTGTGACAACACGAACTTTGAATGGCAGACAGATGAGTTGAAAGCAACCGCCGCAAACCGACAGGTTGAAGGTTGGGATTACGCTTCTACTGCTGCAACTGAGCCACGACGTTTGAGTAACTTTACTCAAATTTCCGCAACTCAGGTTCAATCCAGCGGCACGGCGGAATCCGTGGATTTTGCTGGTCGAAAGTCAACTCAGGCTTACCAGTTAGCCAAGCGCGCAAAAGAAATGAAGCGTGACATGGAAACCATGCTGCTTGACGCGACTGTGAAAGCTGTTGGCGCTGCGGCGGTTGCTAGAGCAACTGCTTCTTTCAGCACTTGGATTGGCACTAACGTGGCAGGTACGAGTCCTATCATTAACATGACCACAGGTGCGGGTCTTGTTAATAACGGTGCGGCAGGTTTTCCTGATGGCACGACAAGTTCAGCCGCTGGTGGTGCAACCACTGCAGTTACGCTTGCCGCCATTAATGATCTGGTTGCTCGCATCTGGACTCAGGGTGGATCTCCAGACACTATTATGTGTCCGTCTACGGTAAAGCAAACTATCAGTTCATCCGCTGTTGGTGGAGCTGTTGTTGCCCAGCCATATAAAGATGCTGGTTCTAAAGATAAGCCTGTAACCGCTGTAAACGCGGTTGATGTTTTGGTAACTGACTTTGGTACGTTTAAGGTCATTCCCAATAGGTTTATGCCTTCTACGAACATGGATATCATAGATTTCGATATGTGGTCTATTGATTATCTGCGTCCGTTTAGCACTGAATCTTTGGCAAAAACCGGTGACAGCATGAAACAGTTGTTGATTGCTGAGTACGGACTACGTGCTAAGAATGGCCTCGCAAGTGGTCAGATCAAAAGCGCGAAGTAATTAGTCTTGGATGCCCCCTCTGTTGCTGCGGTAGCAGGGGGGGTTCCCAGAATGTTTGGAGGATCAATGACCATTAAGAAAGAGTTTCAGCAGGCAGTGAAAGACATAGAAAAATCGTCACTTAAAAAGCCTACCTCTACTTCAAAACCTGTCTCGTTAAAAAAGAAAATGAGCAGAATTGTAGAGGGCGCTGACCCGGAGTACCATTTACGTTGAATAAAAAAGTAGAACCAAATATGTTACACACTACGTTTCATTCTAATGCGGATGAAACAGAGTTTGCTATAAACACCTACCAGGATGTTGAGCCAATTCTTAATGAAAACAAGAATGCGTACAACAATTATGGGGATAAATTAACTAAAGGAAAATCTGGCGAGGGTGTAAGAGTTGCGTCTATACCTTTAAACGTGTGGAACAAGTGGATACAAGAAACTAACGGAGAGATACAAAAGGATCACAACCTTTTAAAAAGGTATCTTAACGACCCCGATAACAAATATTTTAGAACAACACCAACGAGGGTTTAACTATGACTTGGTTATATGCAAAAGGCGTTGCAGGACGCACGCAAAGAAATTTTTCTGTACTAAACCAGAACGTATTCTTTTCAGCTCGTAACGTCTGATGGCTATAAGTACCTACGCCGAATTGCAAACGGCTGTAGCCAACTGGTTGGACAGGGATGACTTAGGTGACAGAATACCTGAGTTTATTGCTCTAGCGGAAGCCCGTATGAATCGGGCTTTTCGCATATCTATGATGATAAATGTAGACGAGACTACTTTAGGTGGTGCGGCAACTCTTGTTGCGGGAACGAGGGATTATTCTCTACCAGCGGGCTATCTTCAGATGTTGGATTTTCATCTTAGAACAGATCCAATAACCCCTCTATCTTATATCACTCCAGAAAATATGAATCGAATGTGGGCCGGTAGTCAGTTTGGCACGCCTTCGTCTTACACAATATTTTCAGATAACTCATCAGGCACCCCTACGAAGAAAATAAGACTGGGACCTGCGCCATCGTCTGCCTACGATTACTCTATGATGTTTTATAAGAAAATTGACGCACTTAGCGCGGTCAATACGACGGAGCAGATGCTTACAGACAACCCAGATATCTACCTGTACGGAGCCTTGCTAGAAGCTGAACCGTTCTTGATGAACGATCAGAGGGTTCAATTATGGGCAACCGCTCTTCAGGAAGCTGTTGGAGAGATACAATCACAAGATAATAAAGACCGTCACTCAGGTAGTCAGATGAGGGTTATGAACACAGGTGGGTACTACTAATGGCACTAGATACTGGAAACTATATTAGCGATTTTGATAACGTAAATCCTCCGTCATCTGACCCGGTTAGTCAGGGAGATGACGTTTTACGATTTATCAAGACCTGCTTGCAAAGAACATTTCCCGCAGGTACAGCCGCATACAGTGGCAGTTCTACCACTACAGGACTTGGCCCCGATCGAGTGGCTCAGGTTCTAATTGCAAAATCAACCGCACCTACTGTGGATACTTCTGCAACTGGGCACGCTGCTAGGGCTATGGGACTTACTTGGCTAGATACAACTGCTAACCTAGTTAAAATGAGAAACCAAGCAAACGATGCTTGGATTACTTTGCCATTTGATCCCGAAGTTAACCAAAAGGTTATTGCTCTTGCGGGTACTGTTGATGGGACTGTTATAGGCGGAACCACTCCAGCGGCTATTACAGGAACTACTTTAAAAGGAAATACAAGCCTAGAGCTGGCTACAGGTGCTACTGTTACCGGTATAGACAATGGAGCGTTAGGTTCCAGCGCAACTCTATTAGCCACGCAAGGGGCGGTTAAAACTTATGTTGATGCTCAGGTTACGGCTCAAGATTTAGATATAACCACAGATTCAGGAACAATAGACATTGATCTTGATTCTGATACGCTTACGGTTGCTGGTGGGGCGGCATTAGACACATCCGCAACTGGAACCACTGTCACGGTTAATGTAACAGATGCCGGAGTAACAAACGCAAAACTGGCAAACATGGCGGCCAACACGGTTAAGGTTAGGGACGCTAACTCAAGCGGTGTGCCATCTGACAAAGCCTTAGCCAACACCCAGGTTCTTATTGGTGACGGCACTGGCTTTACAGCCGCCGCATTGTCTGGCGATTCTACCATGACAAACGCTGGCGCGGTTACCGTAACAGGAATCCAGGGTGAATCAGTATCCTCTACCGCCCCAACCAACGATCAGTACATGAAGTATTCATCTACCGCTTCTGAGTGGCAGATGGTATCAATTGTTGGTACAGACAAACTCACCACCAAGGGCGATTTACTTGTCTACAACACGGTTGACTCAGAAACGAGACTGCCTGTTGGAACCACTGACTACGCTGTAATCGCTGACCCCTCGGCTACTAACGGGTTAGCTTGGAAACAGGTCGCTACGGCAACCATTGCTGATGACGCTGTAACAGCGGCAAAGATAGCAGACACAGCAGTTACGCCGGGAAGTTACACAGCCTCCGCTATCACAGTGGATCAGCAGGGAAGAGTAACAGCCGCAAGCAATGGCAGTTTTATAGCAAAAACCTCCGCAACAGGATCAGGCCAACTACCGTCAGGTACTACCGCACAACGCGATGGTTCACCAGCGGCAGGGATGATTCGATACAACAGCACGACAGGTGGCTTTGAAGGCTACGGTGCGGCTTGGGGAGGTATCGGTGGAGGAGCCGCAGGAGCGGGTGGTGACGAAATCTTTTATGAAAACGAAAAGAATGTCACAACCTCTTATTCAATAACGTCTAGTGAAAACGCCATGAGCGCAGGGCCGATAACAGTCGATTCTGGAGCCACGGTCACTATTCCTAGCGGATCAACTTGGGTAATAGTATGAGTACAATAGAAGTTAATGCACTTGACAAAGAAAGCGGATCAACGCTGACTCTGGGTGGATCAGGAACAGCAGTCACCTTACACGCTTCTGCTACATCATCTGGTTTTGATTCGGGTCTAGCCTCAGTCCAAGTTTTTACCTCCAGTGGTACATGGACTCGCCCTACCGGAATAACAAAAGTCATCATGGAAGTACAAGGTGGCGGTGGCAGTGGTTCCGAATCAGGTAGTTCCACACAGTCTCAGGCGGGTTCTGGCGGCGGATACGCTAAAAAATTATTGAATGTTTCCTCGATTTCTACATCAACAATTACTGTTGGCTCTGGAGGCGCCGCATCATCGTCTGGGGCGGGAGCCGCGGGAGGCACAAGTAGTTGGGCTGACGGCACAAATACTATTAGTTGCGTCGGTGGAAAATCTGGTTCTACTACAGTCAGCACAGACGTTACAGGTGGTGCGGCTACAGGCGGGGATATAAACATTATTGGTGCAACTGGAGGCGGTGGTAGCGTCGGAGGTAATTATTCTCATGGTTCTATGTTTGGTTTTGGTTCTGGGCCGGGATGGGCGGCAGAAACTCATTACCCAGATGCGGTTGGCTATGGCGGTGGTGGCGCTGGAGGTTTCAACGTCAATTCAGGTGCTGGTGGTGCGGGAATAATTATAGTATGGGAGTACAAATAAATGAAATACGCAATTGTAAAAAACTCCCTCGTAACAAACATAGTTGAGTGGGACGGTTCATCTGAGTACGCGGTAGAAGGAGAGTTAGTACAAGCAACTGACGTTGCTTACGTTGGCGGCGAGTACAACGGTTCATTCGTTGCTAGGCCACCCGCGCCTCCATACGAACCAACCGCAGAAGAAGCCCAGAAAGCCACAGATAAAGCCTCTGCTAACGCAAAACTAAAAGCGTTAGGGCTTACTGACGCAGAGATTGAGGCGATAACATGAGTAGCGAATTAAAAACAAACAAGATCAGCCCAGCCACAGGGACTGCACTCCAGATTGGAGACAGCGGCGACACCATTACGATTCCAAGTGGCGCGACGCTGACGAATTCAGGATCAGCAACAGGATTCGGAAAGGTGTTGCAAGTTGTTCAGACCGAGAAAACGGACACTGGCAGTTTTTCGTCAAGTTCTACCGACACCTTTGTCCTCTTTCCGGGTATGTCAGTGTCGATTACACCTTCCAGCACCTCAAGCAAAGTGCTTGTTTGTTATGCCGCTAACATCACTCCATCGGTTGGCACGGGACATTTGAGGCTTTACCGCGATACCACAAGTATTTTCCAAGGCGTTGCCGCTGGCAACAGATTTGGCAGTACACAACTTCATCGCGATGCCGGAACACCATACGACTATTCGGTCACTGCGCTTACTGGCTTGTATCTGGACTCACCTTCAACGACCAGTGCTGTTGCTTACAACCTTAAAGGCACTCTTGGCTCAACTTATTCGGGAACTTTTTACATCAATCAAACGAGAATTGACAGCGATAATGATTTCGATGGAAGAACCGCATCAAGCATTATCGTAATGGAGATAGCAGGATGAACCATCAAGCAATATACAACACTCATCCTAATGTCGTTTCTATTGATGACTCCACTGGAGCGTTTGATGTTAACGACAATCCTGTTGTTCTAGATCAATCCCTGATTGACACAGAAACTGCACGACTCCAAGCAGACCACGACTCCAAAGCCTACGCCCGAGCAAGAGCAGAAGCCTACGCTTCTATCGGTGACCAACTTGATATGCAATACCACGATTCGGTCAACGGAAGCAGAACATGGCTCGACCACATTGAAGCAGTAAAGGAGGCTTACCCTAAATGAGTACAGTAAAAGTAGACGCAGTAGAGCCTCGCACAGCCAGTAGCACAATCACTATTGGAGCGGCGGCAAGCAACCTAACCACGCTAACGTCAGCGGCATCCATCACGATTGACTTGAATAACAACAACAACTTCAAGGTGACACTGGCCCACAACGCTACGTTTAACAATCCATCCAATCCTACGGCTGGGCAGACAGGCTCTATCTTCATTACGCAAGATGGTACTGGCTCAAGGACGGCCAGTTGGGGAACCTCATGGGACTTCATTGGAGGAACAGCACCAACCCTGACCACTACGGCGGCAGGAGTAGACCGTATTGATTACGTCATTCTTGACGCAACCAACATACAAGCGGTGGCAACTCTGGCCTATTCATGAGTCTTACTGGTAACAACATACTTGGTGGCGCATCTGGTCAGTCTACTGGCTACGACATAGATCAGTCGTTGCGGTTTGATGATGGTGCTGATGAATATTTGAGCAGAACTCCCGGTGGTGCAGGTAATTTAACCACTTGGACATTTAGTTGTTGGGTAAAAAGGGCTAAGAATGGCGTGGCGCAAGCCATGTTTTCTGTTCCAGTGTCAGGTGGAAAGCAACTCATCGAATTTACCGCCACCGATGATCTGCTGTTTCAAAACTACGTTTCATCCCCATCTGAATTTAACTACCTAATCAGGACAAATGCAGTATATCGTGATCCGGGGGCGTGGTATCACGTAGTTGCGGTGTGGGATACCTCTAATGGCACTGCTGATGACAGGATGCGCTTATATGTCAACGGAGAGCAAGTAACATCCATGCAGTTAAGGACGAACCCGTCTTCAAGTTTCGCGGGTAATATAAATACTACAGTTGAGCATAGGGTTGGAAATTACAATAACACAAAGGAGATGGACGGCTACCTAGCAGAAGTAAACTTCATAGACGGCCAAGCCCTTACACCCGCATCCTTTGGTGAAACCAATTCAGACACTAACCAATGGCAAGCGATTAAGTATGATGGAAGTTACGGATCGAATGGGTTCTACCTAAAGTTCCAAGATTCAGCAGC